AGGTTCGCGCCTCCCAGATTCGCGCCTACCAGGTTCGTGCCTGTCAGGTTCGCGCCTGCCAGGTTCGCGTCTCTCAGGTCCGTGTCTCTCGGGTTCGCGCCTGTCAGGTTCGCGCCTGCCAGGTTCGCGCCTCTCAGCATATACCGCCCGGATACCTTCACAAACAACCGGGGGGAATATGTGGAAAGCGGGTCAACGCGCACGAGCAATCGGACGCTTTCCCATGCTGTTTTGTTGCCGCCGTTGTCGCTTTTTCCACGCCCCTCGCATAAAAACAAGGCGCTTCCGGCATGGTTTACCGCTGCTGTAAAATCGTTCCATAGGTGATACCCGCGCGTGCAATGTTTCGGGTCTTTTATTTGAGGCATCCACCCCCCCGTGGCCGTGTCGCCGGGCAATCCATAGCGAATCCGACTAGACCCGCCGCATGGCACGTTGTAGCCGTTGTGGTCTAGGGCCTTCCATCCGGCGCGGCCTTCAGCGATTGCTTTCAGCGCGAGTGCTTGGATTTTTTTGGTTGTCGGTTGCGGTTGGATGTTCATCTGGCTAGCCCCTTCATGTTGTTACCGCGTTGCATGGTCTCTCCCTTTCTTTACCAACCGCCACCCCGGCGCATCGGCTCCTTTTGGTACCCGCTCAATAAGCCCCATGGCTTCAAGCTCCACGGCCTCTTTTTCGTGCTGAATTAACGGAAACGCAGCACCGTTGACGCGACCCATTGCGGTTAGGATTGCGCGGTGGGTTTTATTCATCGTCGTTCTAGTATGAGTACATTATTGGTAGCTCCGGTGGCACCGGGCGGGAATCTACCCACGCCCAGGCAAGCCGATCCATGAACCGAACGGCCCCACGGCGGGCGTTACGGGCTGATGCGTATCCACCCCTTGATACTAGGCCTACCCAAAAGCCGTCGCCGTTGATTACAAAATACCAGTCATGCTGGCGCTGCTTTGCGTAAGCGTGAAAATCACCAAACTTGAGCCTATAGACCCCTTCCCGCCTGTGTACCCATCCATCCTTCAGCGTTTTCATGATTTAACCATCCTTGATTTTGTGAATGCTTCGGCGGTTGGCAGTGATATCATGTGTTGGTAGTAAGGGATTCCAAGCTTGCTTGCCAACGCAACTTCCCGAGCCGTGCCGCTGCTTATTTTGCGTGCGTCCGGTCGCGTCAACACCAAAAGGTCGCACCGCCTCAGAAGTTCCAAACAGATGGCCATATAGACCTCGTCCGGTTCCTTGCCAACGCACTCCAATCCAAACATGGTATGAGGGCAGATGACAGCGTACCCTTTCGACACAAGGGCGTCCCGAAGTTCGGCGGCGTCCCGGATGTTACAAGCTATGCCGTGGGGCGTTTTGGCGGTGAATGGGCCGCAGATGTAGGCGAGGGGAATTGTTTTAGACATGTTTTCCCACCCATTCGGCGTGATCGATGGCCTCTGAAACGATGTTGTCAACCAGACCATCGGCATGTTTTTGGGATTGACTGAGGGCTTCTTTCGCGGCGGATCGGACGGCTTCTCTCAGCGCCACGCCTTCCGCCGCCAGCCATTTGACTCTTTCTTTCAGCGCGGGAACGTCATGGTTTGCGAGGCAATCGTTTACGGCATTCAACCGCCAAACCTCGGCAAGCAATCTCAGTGCATCCGCGTTTTCCGCGCACCGCACCTGCATTGCCTCAAGGTCCGCGTGGGTCATAGGCTTAGACATCATTCCCCCTTCATTTTTTCCAGCGCTTCTTTGACGCCGGGTAGGTCGAATAGCTCGCTTTCAAGCATGACGAAAGCTTCAAGGTAGGCAGAGCCCGTCCTGTCGCGGCACTCATCCGGGGTAATGTCGTCGCACCGACACTTGAGGCGAAAAGCAGTAAGGGCACGTTGCGCTTTTGATAGCGGCTTCGCAACGTCTTTCGGGTCGATGGTGGGCGGTCGGGTGTTCCAGGCTTTTGTCGCCGCAAATCCACCAGCGTCTACAAACGGACCGTCCGCCGAACATTTTTGATTTTTGCAAGAAAGCCAATATGCCTTCGACAAACCAGTCGAGCGTATTTCGGTGTCAACGCCACCACAAAACGGGCACGGCTTGATCGTTTCCATTTTCATTCCTCCCACACCCTGCAATTCCAGCACGGGTGAATCGATTGTACATGTTGCATCCGCTCCGTTACGACCCGACAACCGATCACCACGCCAGCGGTTATGATGGCTAGGGCGATTGCGTAGGCGATGAGGCGTTTCATTTGGTGGCCTCCCTTGACCAGCTACGAATAACGTTTGGTGACCAATAGGCATGACCACGCGGTTGATGGTCTGGAAGTGGGTATGCCACGTCGGCATCAAGGCGCAGGACTACCGAGCGCCCAACCCTTTTGGCCCATGCTTGTGCGCTCGCAAGGAACGCCCACCCCCTGACAGGTGGTAAGATTGCTCCTGTGGCGCAATACCTTTTGAGCTTTGCGGGCGTTGTCGCGTGGTAGAGGATCACGGGCGGGCCTCCTTAAAACTAATCGCCCACACCCACGGGTTCGCATCCCAGGACTCTGGGCCGGTTGCTCCATAGATTTCGGTCCACATGTGTTTGAATCCGGTCCTGTAATCACTCACGGCGGTCGCACCGTGGGGGCCGCTCTCAACTACATCAAAGTGACCGCTTACGCCTTCTACCATCGCGTCCCCTTCCGAAATGTCCTGAATCCTTTCAGCCCGGACGGATACGATTTTGAGCCAAATACGAGCGGCCCCGGTCGGCATGCAAATGGGGGAAAGGGTGTTTTGCTCCCAACACCAATTAGACATAGGGAGTGTGGCGTTGTCGTGCTGATAGCCAACCGCGCCAAAGTCGTTATAAAGCCCCTCTTTCACATACAGCAGATCGCCGGGGCCACCGTAAGGGCACTTAACCGGCATGTCGTTTGTGGTGGTTTCAATGATGTTCCCATGCGGGCCCGGCCACCGGATCGGAAGTTGCGGCAAGTGGTGGCGTGGGCACATTGACTTTTTGAAGGATTCAACGCACGCCTTCGGTTGTGGTTTCATCAACCGCCGCGTCTGCCCTTTTGTCCCGTCGCCACCGGACCATGGGAGCATCCTTATGAATTCGGGCTTGAAGAGGATGGGGGTTTCTTTAACTGTTGACATCATTCGCCCGCCTTCTTGATCGCATCCATGGCTTGATCGTAAATCGACTTGCTTTCGTCGGCGTCGGCCGGATCGCCAGTTTCAAGCCAATGGTCCACGTTGGCACAAAACCGCTGACAGGCTTTCAAGAGGTCCGGGGCGGCGTCTAAAAGCGGTGGTAGCTTGACGTGAAATGTGACAGCTTCCTTTAGCGGTGTATCACAAAAAGGGCACTTGGCCGTGTGTGCTTTTTCTGACATTACCCCTCCACCGATACTAAGCTGATATTAATTTTAACGGCGCGGTGTCCGCTGTGTGTGGTTTTCCTGTTTGCGCGCCACAGCGGTTCGCCAAATGCGATCATCGCCTCGCGGCTTGTGGCCCTGATTGTGTCAAAAAAGATATATTCCTTGCGGCCAGCCGGTGCTATGGCTGCAATCGCCCAGGCCGTCCGACAATCCCTCCGAAGTTTTAACATTACCCCTCCACCCCGAAAGTTGTTTTAAAACGGTACGTCGCTGTCTTCCCTGTTGTCTGCAACCATCCGATTGATGTAAACGTTGACATAGGGCTTGCCGTTCTTGTCCTTCTTTTCTGTGGTCTTCTGTTGAACTTCAACGACCACATCGAGGAGGTCGCTCAGGTGGTCGGGAAGGTCGTGTAAAAGCCCGAGGTTCACACCACAGCGGCCCAGGTCCGCTTTCAGGTATCCCATGTTCCCTTCGTTAATAAAGTTCGTTTTGAACATCGTGCGGCCCTCGTAGGTGCCGTTTGTGATTTTCAATTGCCATTTGAGCAGGATGTAGCCCTTGACGTGATCAAGGGATACCTTGTGGATTTTGGCCTGGTAGGTACCATCCGGCACGGGGTCGAAGTCATTTCCGGGCGGTTTGGAATCAGCGTATTCGTTATCGAAAGCTGCCAAGTCCTCTGCGGTAACCGGGGGGCCGTCGTATTCTGACATTTTATTCCACCTTTTCGTTTTGATCGTTACTGAGTGCGGCCTTGATTTGTGCAAAGTCCATGGGCAGGACTTCAGGCAACCTACCGGTACGGTCGCCAGCTTCGTAATTCTTGGCAGGTCTGGTCCTTATCACGCGGCGTTCAACGGGTTGGCCGTTTTCCGTATCGGCTTCGATGTCACAAAAGGCGATCACGTCAACCATGCCAAGGAGGATTTTGCGGATGCTTTCCGTCAAGGTTGGCGTGGTCTTGACATACTTACCGGTACGGCTTTCCTTTTCCTGTTCTTTGGAGTGGGAGATCATGATAAGGCCGAAGGGCATGGAGGCAAGCTTGGTAATCACCCGCTGGAATTCGCCGTTCACAAGGGCATATCCCTTGCCGTATGCGAGATCGGATTCGTGTTCGGCCCCGTTCTTCCCCAGGACATGTTCGGCACACAGCTTGTGCAACATGTCAACAGTATCGATCACGATGGTTTTGTAATCGTGCTTGCCCCCCGCTATAAGGGCGCAGGCCGCAAGAAATTCGCTCCATGATGCGATGGGTACCTGGAACACCTCCAGGCTGTTAAGGCCCGCCTCAGTGGCCAGGAATAGGGCATTGTCGGCTTGGCTGGCGAGGGTTGACTTGCCGATCTTTGGCGGTCCGTAAATCAACCATGTCAGTGCGCCTATTTCCTGCTTGGCTGGCGTTTTTGTCGTCGGTAATTCCATTTAGATCCCCTCCTAAAATACCGCGTTCGGTGTTGGCTTCAATTCGCTATTTGCGGGCCGGTGTTCATAGAAATTATCCAGGATGTTTTGATCATTATTGGACCGGCACAGTGCGAAGTATGGGCAGGGCCGAAAATAATCAAAGCATCGGTCTGTGTTTCGAGTCCATGTGTCGGTACGGTATGCCTCCAGAAGGTGTTGGGTGGTTTCCCATAAGTCCTGCATTGTGGCCTTGCGGTCGTCATCGGACAAGATGACCATTTCGCGGTGGTAGTTTTCGGGGTTTGAATAGATATCATCCATCCTGGTTTCAAACTCCGCGTCGGTTTCATTCTTTTTCGGCTTTATTCGCGCCTTGCGAATGATGTTGTACATGGCCCGGTTGACATGCGCTTTGAATAAATGGGAAAGCGCCACAGCGTAAAGGTTTAACTGGGAATCCAGTGGAAGTTTTTCAATGATGTCACCCGTTATTTCGGCGGCGGTCTTGTGGTCAATGATAAAGATTCCGCCACTATCAAGGCCAACCAGGTCAACCTTTCCAGATAATTCGAAAGACCTGGAAAGCCGACCTGTTATTTTTGGGTTGCGGATCGGAACCGTAAAGCTGCCCTCGATTGCCAGAATCCTAAAGGGCTCCTTGCGGTATCGGGCCTGATAGCCATCCAGCATCGCCGCCGCCATCGTCTTGTTTTTGAAACCATCGCGCCCAGGAAAGGCTTTGTTTATCAGGGCGCTAATTTCGCCGCCCCCATCCTTCCCGTGGTAGATCATTTCAAGCCCCCTGTGGATCACCTGCCCGAAAAAAAGCTTGTTATCATCCCGCCCCACCGGGACAAGCTGTCGCACGTTTCGCCAGTAGAAGTTACGAGGGCAGTTTTTGAAGGTCTTTGCGGCGGAGTAGGTGATCGTCCTTTTTGCCATCATTCCCCCCCGGTCTCATCTGGACAAACGGCTTCGGGCTCACGTTGTTCCTGACAGTAGGCGTCGAATGTCATGAACCCGATTGCTTCGGCTACGCTTGCCGGAAGGTAGCCAGGGTCGTCTTCGATGATCAGGTCTGCCACGAGGTCGCGTGCTTCTTGTGTTGCCATGGCTGCGCTAACGACCAGGCCAACCCAATCATCATACAGCCCCCCATCGTCTTCCTGGCGTGCTTCGGCGTCGGCTCGTAATTGTTCGGAGTTTTCGGCGTTCATTTGGTGGCCTCTTCATGCGGGGCGTCAACGATCTCGATGTCATACTTGGATGCTTCGAGTTCGGATCGCTGGACAAAGACCGGAAATTTGGTGGGATACTCGCTGTATTTCTTGCCGTGAATGTCGAGCGCCACGGTTCCGGCACGCTTCGTTTTCCACCCGGTCTGGTCCCACTGGCCCTTGGAGGCATTGGTCAAAAAGACTTCGCCAGCCTTTTTCTCGGGATGGTTCCGGTCCTGAATTGCCATGGTCCCCTCCTTTGGGTTGTCGATAATGGTTCGGCCTATTAATCGTGCGGATCAAACCGTCCGCCGCAAACCGACCGGTCCATGTTGCATCCCTCACAGGGGTCTTTGCCCTCCCTTGACAAAATGAATACCAGCGTTTTGTCAAGGGTGCATCCGGGCGGAACGATGCCGGGTTCCGTAAGGACCTCGCCAAACCTTTCACGAATCCGGTCGGCGTCTTTTTTTGTATCCACCGGCCCATCCTTTTCGCTTGGCGGCTGGTCGGATTCGGGCTGGCCAACCGCTTCCTTGACAGCCGCAACCGCCGCGCCCTGGCCGTTGTCCCGATCATAAAGCCACGTTTCGATCTCATCACCGGAAAAGTCCACCTTCATCACGCGGCCTTCGAGATAGTCAAAGTACTGGGATCGGATGAGGGTGTCGGCGGCCTCTTCTGTGGTCATCGTGTGGCCCGGCTGGTGCTGTAGGAGGCCCATCCCCTGCGACTGTGCCCTGTTGAACAGCGCGGCCAGCACTACCGGTGCCGGTGCAACGATGTCGCCGATCTTAATGGTTCCGTCCTCTTTCATCTCATTCCCTCCTTAGTGTTTCAAAACGGCCTATTCGCCGGGCCTGTCGGGTTTGGTGTCGGTCGTGTTGGTGGTTTCAACGGGGGTGTCGTCGTCGGTTGCGACGGGGGCGGAAACTGTGGCTGCGTAGGTGTCGGCAAGCTCCCGGAGCGTTCCCAGCGTTCTGGCATCCCCACCGCTAAGGAACAGCCTAAAGCGGACCTCGGGGTTTTCCGCGTCGGTCCCGTGGAGCGACATTCCGCCGTGATCGTGCTTCAAAAACAGCAGCGGCGGGAACCCGTTCTCTTTTACTGAAAATACAAGGCTTGTGTTCATTTCGTCCCCTCCTTTTGGTTTGGCGGCTGGCCGGTTATCATCCGGCCGGTTATCTTGCTCCCGCGCGTCGGGTCGCAGCCGCCCTTGCCCCGTTGGGGCATTCGGTTCGTGTTTTGAAAGAGCTACCTAGCGGCGGTTGGCCGGATTATCTACCGACCGAGTTGGCACAAGCGCGGAATTATGTGCATGGTTAGGGCCGCGATCCCTCCCGTGCGCGAAAACGGGCGCAACCGCCGTTCGGTTTTCAAAAGAGACGACTGCCCGGAGTCGAACCGGGATACATGGGTCAGTTGGCGATCAACCAACCGTAGCGCCCATGCGTCCTCACCACGGGAACCGCGCGCGCGGCCCCGACGTCTAGACGACAATCGCCATATTCAGTTTTAAAGAGCTATCTACTTACAGCCGGGCCTGGGAGGACGGCCGCAACCAACGGGTTTTACAATGGTTCCAAGCAACGCTTTTACAAAGGGTTCTTGATCGATTCGGCCCGGCTGAATCCTGGCCGTCCTCCCTGCCAACGGTGTCAGGGCGGGGCCTATGAGTAATAGGCCCCACGCTCGCAACGCGGGTTGTGGTGTGCAATAAGGCCAACAGGGTAGGTCTTTGGTTTGGCAGTGTTGGCCGGTGGGTAGTCATTGTTATGCGGTCCTCAGGCTTTTGGCAATCTCTTCGATCACGGTCCTGTCAAACCGGGCTTGTCCACCCGGAGTCCGATATGTAACCGGGATGAGCCCGCTCCATACGTGATTCCGAACCGTGTCACCCGATACGCCCAAAAGCTTTGCGGCTTCACCGGTTCCGATGAATCGCTTCACTTTCGCCGATTCCGTTTGTTTCGTGTGTTTCTTCATTTGCCAACCTTCCCACCTTTTGATTTGCATGTCAAGAAAAAAGATTGACGAAAAGCATTATTTTTATTCCTCAACAGTATCGGTAGCTTGGAGCTTACGCTTTGGCCCGAACCTGCCACGAGATTCGACGCGGTACCGTTCTACCTCTGCAAGCGTAACGACCCGGATGGGACCGATCCATGAGGTTTTGAGGCGTGGGGGGCGCGGCCTTCCGTCGCGTGTTGGGCGGGCTTGTTTTTGGAGATTGCTTGGAGAAACGCCAAGGAGCTTGGCGGCGGCGGATAGGGTGATCGGGTCATCCATCATGTGACCACCCAACCTTTCTTCAGCCTACGACCCTGGCCCCTTGCTGCTATTGCGAGGATTTCAAAAACCGTAAAGCGGTCATTGTGCCAGCTCCAAACAAGGTCGGTGTCCTTGTCATACCCATCGAATCCGTATGCTAAAAGCCAGCGGTCGCCTGTGGTTTCTCCCGATACGTTGCTCTGGTAATCGAAGGCCCATCCGGTTTTACAGCGCTTTCCGCTAGTGCTTCTGGCCTCCATCTGTCAATCCTCCTTGTCCGCTTTGTGGCATTCGGGGCAAAGAATATCTTCGTCAATTTCCACCCCGCAACCGTCACAAATGATCCGGTCACAGTATGAGCAGACGCAACCGCCAAGGCCAAAAATGGTAGCCCCACAAGCCGCGCACTTGGCCACCTTGGCGGGCATGTCAGCATTGAGTTTGATGGTCATTGTTCAATCCTCCGGAATCGAAACGAACCGGCCAACCGTGCTGCCCCACTCGCGAATATCGCTGGTCATGTCCTCGTAATCGGGCGGCACCTCTTCCCACAACGGAACATTCACACCCCAAAGCTCTACCTCGTCACCCGTATTGGCGTCGGGTTCGCGTAGGTCCCGGAAGTTGTCGTCAAGGATACATCCCACTGCAACGCCGTCCGTAAGCCGCCTGTATAGTGTGCCGCCGTGCCCGAATGTGCCGTGAATTCTTTCGAGTCCCATTTCATCCCCTCCTATTTGGTCTGTTGTGTTGTTTGATTCCGCTATGCGTAAAGCGTCCACATGAACGAATCCGCAACTGGCTGGTGTCCGCGTCGAATCAGCAGATCAATTGCACAAACCGATATTTTCACGGCCTCTGCTGCCTCCCGCGAAAGCCCGCTCCCGGTGTGAAATAGGCACCTGTTTTTTGCGTCCACAAAACGATACTTCAGCGCCAACTCAACAACGCCCCCAGATACGCGCTCAACGTCATCGATTGTAAGCTGGATGCCGCAAGTTTTAATGTCTGCCATTTTGGATTCTCCCTTTGTGCCCGTTGTGTTGTTTGATTCCATGACCCTATTGTGCCGCATACCAGGAACAATGTCAAGATAAAAGCGCACCAAAAGATAAAAAATAATCGCTTGGAATATCGGGGGGTTGGGGGCATGGGTTCCAATAGAACCCAAATAAAACCCAAACATTAGGGGTGGCGAACTTGTAAGGATTGCTTACAAGTTGGGCTTGCCGTTTTCAATAACAGCAACTAGCTTTCCTGGTTAATGCTCGGGTTTGTGGCAAGTAAAGGAAAACCGCCGATTTGCTAGGCTGGCTCGGCGGCAAGCAGAAGAAAAGGCCAAGAGGGTTTTCCCCTTGGCCCCTTCTGGGAATAAAGGATCTGCATCTAGATCCCCTAAGTATGAAGCCTTATTACCACCCCTGCCCAGAAATGTCAACGTAAAACATTGGGGCGGGGGTTAGGTGGCATCACAGCCCGAAGTCAGTCCGATCCATCATCCGAACTTCGATCTTGTGTCGGTCTGGAAAAAATCGCAGGACCGGAACGCCAAAAGCGAACGCTACGCCCTGCTTTTCCAAGAACGGGTCGGACTTTTTAAACGTCCCGGTTACCACGTCGGCATATCCACACCCACGATGAATCCAATATTGAGCAGCGGGCTTGTGAAGGTGGGCAGACATGACAAAGTGGATCGGCTCGCCAGCATCCTCACGGGCTCGCCTGTGACCATTCCAGCGATTCAGGCGGGTTGACCCGGGCAAGTGATGATTGCAAATCCCCTCGTATTTTTGGTCCCCAACTTCCAACGTCAATCGCACACTGTTGAAGCAGACCGGTACCAAGCTACCGACCGAATGTGCAAAGGTCATATGGCCGCGTTTGAAATTGCGCGCCTCATGGTTTCCGTCGTTATACAAGACGCATTTACCGGCGGGCTCCCACATGCCGTCAAGGTTCTTGACCCATTCATGGCCATCCCCTCCACCGGCAAGCTCTTCCAGGTGGTACCGGGCAAGCCTTTCCTGATGATGTGGCGGGATAACTTGGTCAAACACGGTCCCGGCACTTGGAAAGGACGGTGGGGTGTTTTCGATCAAGTCGCCACCCTTGCGACAGTACCTCTGGTCATCTGCCATGATCCAAGCGTTTACCGCTTCGAATAGGTCATAATCGACGCCATAAAAACCGAGATGTTCATCGGCCACGTCGGCAAGGTCTACCGGTTTGTCTGTGTCAATCCTGAAGTGGACGTGTGGGTTATATGGATTCATCGCGTCGGCTATTCTGCCGCCCTCTTTCGCGTGGGCAACCAAGCGGGCCGCAATGGCGCTATCGCTGCGATCTGTGGCGGGGGCGGTATACTTCGCCCCGGATATTTCGATCCATTTCATGAGGGTTGTGTGGTGAATCCCGAATTCCCGAGCTACGGCCCGAAGTTCGCCGGTTTCGGTGAATCTCGCAACGGCCTTGGCTTTGAATGCGTCGTCATACACGGGCGCGCCCATTAATTCATATCCTGGTTGGATTCGTGAGGCGGTCGAACTATCTCGACGGCTTCTGAAATAAGACTTGCCGCGTGCTTGGCCACAATCTCTTGCACCTTCGTTTGTTCTTTGGCCCGATCAACCAACGCCTGTGCGATCAAGTAGGCGACGGCAAGGGCTGTAACCATGACGCCCTTGGCCAGCGGTGGGATGGGCAGGGTCAACAGGATGGCCATGGCAGTACCAAAAGCGCCCATCTTCTTACTCAGGAGCCCTGAAAGCTTGTCACCCATGTCGGCGGTCCTTTCTTCTAAGATCGTGGCTCACATCGGAACACAGGGCCACAAACTATCACACTTTTCTTTTTTCTGTTACTTTTTTATGAAAAGGGGTATAATCTCGAAATAGGAGGTGTTGAAAATGAAGAGTCTACTTTGGATCGTACCGGTGCTGCTTATCCTCTTGACCGTCGCGTGCGGGGAAGATGACATGGGGGATTCGCCGGGCTCGGTTGGGAACTGTGGGGCTGTTGAGTATTGCGAGATGGCAACCCTTTGTTTTTTTCACGAAACCGGGGATGAGGAATACGGCAAAGAGGCCTACATATCATCATGCCTTGAATATGTGGACGGGGGGTCTGTTCGTTGCGGCTGTGAGTGTATGTTACAAGGCATGGACTGCGGTTTTTACCGAGAATGCTTAGGTGATTGCCAGGGCGAACTCTAGCCAACCTGTCGAATCTTAACCGCCGCGTCTCCGGTCATGAAATCCACCGAATGCTCGTATATTTGACCCTTGATCGTGCTGTCTCCTGTTGGGAATATCGGGTTGTTTGAATGTGTCGTGACGACCTGCCCAACGTGGGCATCCATAAGGCGGCGTGATTTAAATTCGTGGGTGTCCCCGTATTCTGACAGGATCGAATAAATATTTGCAGACAGCAGGTCGGCGGTCGTTTGGTCATATATCCAAAGGTTTTCTTGAATATGAAAGTCCTTTGTCAGCGCGCCCTCTTGGTTTAGTTCGTGAAAATAGTTGCCGTCGTTTTCGTACACCGGCTTTTTGTCCACGTCATCAATGTAGTATGGGATGTCGTGATAATCCCAGAAATAATGAAGGCGCTTTATTATTTCCTCGTTGAATCCACCTTTGCGCTTTGAGCTGTTCGCCCGAATATCTTTCGGGTAAATATCATAATCTGCGCTGAAAATTTCGGTGTAGTATCGCGGCGATATGCCAATGCAATATTTTCCACGGTGCATGTATGTGTAGAGTCCAAGCTCAACAGAAAGCTCTTGCAGCCAATCGGCAAGCGATTTTTGCTCGCGCATCCACCGTTGGCCCTTGATGGCATAGCTGTTAAAAACCGATAGCGCGGTCGAGTAGGTTGTGATGTCTACATCTCCGGCGGGCACGTCAGCAAAATAGAAAAGAAGATAGAGCCATATTTCGGCGGGGTTTGTAATCGTTTGGCCAAGCCCGTCTTGCGTTCCTTCTGGCGGGAAATCCCCAAAGAAAAACTTATCACCGCGCTCCCACAGCGTCCCGCCACCCCCGTCGCCCCAGTGCGAATTATAGCCATCAAAGGTGGCGTTAGCGGAATCTATATTTGTTATCTGGTAGTCGTCTAGGTGTGCGCCGTCGCGCATGTGCCATATGGTTGATTTTGCGGTCGGCGAATCAAACGGGTAGGGCCCCAAGATTCCGTTCGGCCCCGGATCGCAAAGCTTGAAAGAAAAGTTGTCTAGGCCAATGTTGTCCGTCATCACACACGGGACTTCGATCATTCCCGAATCTTCGCCACCTGGAGGGTTGTTTAATATGGGCCAATCTTTACAGAAAACAATCGGTATTGGCCTGCCCTCAAGGTCCGGGTCAAGGTCTGGATAGTCTGCTACAGAGAAAAACTCATTAGGAAATCGCATTTTGTCCGATTGCATTTCTGCAATAGGATGGATCGTAATTTCATTGTTTTTCCACTCTACCCCGGACGGGTCAACCATTCCGGCAAAGTATAAGTCCGTCGTTTGAACAGGGCTCGTGCCTCTGCCTATCAGCCAAAGCGAACACCACACCTCCCACCCGGTAGCCGCGCCATATTCCTTATCCTCAAGGTCATCAAGGAAGTCTGTAAACTCGCTTCGACCGTAGTCCCTCGCTATGGTAATACCGACCTCTGGAAAAACTACCTTCGGTTGTCTTTCGCTTCCTATGGAGTTCCGAAGCGGCGTTATGTTTGTGATGTTTCCCGGATAGTGACCCTGCATCGGGATGGCAACTGTTTTTAGCGTCCAATCGGCCGCCCACCCCTGGAAAACGCCACTGCGAAGGGAAAACCGATGCCACACCGAAACAGCCGGGCCAGATGTCTGCAAAAATGCAAATACGGCAAGCACATCAAAACTAACTGACCTGTCGGTCCAGGTAGGCTGCGACATTTTAAACCCCCTTTGAAACCGAGCCGCCTACGATTTCCTTAACGGCAAAGTTGATATTTTCGTAGATCGCGCCCGCGCCTGAATACGAAAGGTCGCTTGAAAACTGGCAGTAAAGCGGGTTGAACCAATAGGCCGGGCTTGGGGCATCCGGGGCCGTTTCGCCTGTCGAAAACTCAGACGGGTCTAGCATCAATAGCATGTCCCCGGTTTTTCCAACTGCCCGGTAGAGCGTCCGAAGCTGCAAAAAATCGGTTGACGGCAAGGTCTGGAAAACAAGATCATACGCTTCGGCCTGATCAAGCTCCATACTTTCAAGCGTCTGGTCAATTGTTGCGGATATTTGGCTTTCGTCTTTGTTGGTAAACCGATATGCTCTCTCAAATCCGCCTATGGATGGCGTCCACATATCGCCCGCTTCAGCCATGACGATGCGCCCGATCCGGGGTTTTGTCGCAAAGGGGGTGCCCGCTGGTTTGTATGCCACCATGAAAGCCCAATACCGGTACTCTTCCTCTGGCCTGTGGCAAATTGTTTGAAGGCTGGCAAGACTTGAAAGACTCACGAGATACGAGGCGTTTCCAATCCAGTTTTCGAATTTCGTGCTTGCACCGACGCCCACAATGGCTGCCAAGTTTGATGCATTTGCGGCCAAGTATAAATGACACAAACCGCCGCCCGCCGCGCTTGACACAAGGTCGTCAAGGTTATGGTTTTTAAGCATAAAGGCGTCGATTGTTTTTGCAACACCCATATCAAAAATGATCATAAACGTACCGACCGAAACGCCCGGCAATAGTGCATAATCGGTTATATCGGTGTAGTCTTCAAGTTGCCACGGGTCTGAAAGGCTCGTTTCCTGTAGGTTCGTTGACGGAAAATCAGAATCAACTTCCGCGTTAGCGCCGTGGTACATCGTCGCATCATCCGAGTCGAAAGAATAGGCCAGCCTGGGGGCCGTGGTGGCGTTTGCTGCTACTGGTACGGTTGTATCTTCCGTCAATACGGTGCCAAGGAGCCGAACGGCTGATGTTTGCCCGCTTTGGTTTTTTGCCCGAACCCAAATGCTTTTCAAGCCGTCGCCAGCCGAACTGATATAAAACGGCAAAGATACGGTCGCCGAAAACGCTTCTGAGTCAACCCGGTAAACTGTTGAGCCCGTCCAGAGTAGATTTTCGCAAGCTTCGATTTGATAAATAGAGCCCGCCCCCGTTGCGGCCCCACTATCCGACCCGCTGTTGCCCTGACATTGAATGCGAATACCCCGCGCCGTAATGGCTGCGCCTTCGGCTATCGACACGTTTACAACAGGTTCATCCATGTAAATGATCGTTGCCTGCGTTCCGGATGATTCATTCCCTGTCGTGTCAATCTGGGTTGCTTTGTAAATATAGGCCCCATCGGCAAGCCCCTTATCGTGGATCGCGTAAAAGGCAACATACGCGCCCGATGTGGTGTCGAACTCTTTGTTATCGCCAGAACCAAAAGTCCCATCGTTTTGCAGACAATCCCAGGTCGATCCATCATCATCGGATCGGTAGAGTAGGGCATGGTCCCGGTCATCGGGGCTTGGCGTTGCGGGCTGATCAAATCCGACTATCACGTCATCGTCGTCAACCCCCCTCACGTCAATATCCACATCGGCGGGGGCCGTCACATCAAAATCAAGGAACCCCGCGCCCACAGTAGTAGCGCCGACGCCAGTTGCATAAGCCGCCGAATCACAGGGGCAGACAAATAGCACCTGATCATCGATCAGCTTGCCCCGCGTGGTGGTATGATTCGTAACGGTATCGTCTGACAGGTCGAGTAGGTCTATCCCCTTTGCCGCAGTCCCGATCATGGCATACCCGGCCGCGCCTGTTACGGCCGAAGATAGAGCGATGCACTTGACATCGTTAGAGGTCAATACTAAATGGTCCGGCCCCACGGAGCCGCCCGCTATTCCGTAGGATTCGTAGGCAGTCAGGTAGGGGGATATCTGATTGTAGGCAAGAATCCACGCCGAATATTTATCGTTATCGCAAATGACCCCGATGGTATTGGTGGTGCTTACCGCGTTCGCCGCAACGTCTATAAATTCTACCGATTCAATAAAATCATCATAGTAGGCCTCAGCGTTTTCGTTGCTCAGGTCCAAAAGAGTCCAGATCATCGTTAGCCCGTTAAGGCTGGCGATGGACACCTTTTGCTGGTTTGAAAGCGGGTCTTCGGTGAACGAAGCATAGGTCGCGTGGCTTGTCCATGAGCCCACGCCTAAATCGTGGTAGATCGTGACCGACGATCCGTTACGAACAAATCGCAGTTTATACCCATCGGCCGTGGCGACGGCCACAACGCCCAATTCGGTTGTGGTAGAATCCTGCGTTACGCCGCCGCTGTCAATTCGCGAATACACGTAACACTCTACCCGACCATCAACGGCATCCCAGTAAAATCTAATCTCTGATTCAATCCAATTACTGCCGTCAAGTTTTATTATAATCCGTCGCCGGACAACATCCCCCGCCCCGGTAATCGCAGGATTCGTGCCGCCAAAGCCGGTGTATTGTAAATCAAAATCGCCCGATATCATGCCTCCATAATTTTGTGACGATGCGTTGTCATCGTCCGCCTTGACCGTAAAAACCCACTCCCCACCCGCCAAGGCTACCGATGACGTGGTATCTGTGGTTCCAATCATATCCCAACACGTTCCCGGAGTCGCTCCGCTGAAATCAGAGTCAAGGTTTCCAAATGCGAAGTCGCAACCAAAAAGATGCGCTGCGATAGCTGTGATATCTGAGATGGTCCACAGGCTCACGCCATGAATCCCGGTCAGCACACCATCGGAAGTGAGGGCAATCTTGGAGGTTCCATAAAAAGCATAATCGTAAGTATAGTATTGAGTCGTTGTGCTTGGAATATAAATAGACATACGGCTACAACGCAACGGATTTTCATGGCCAGAATCCCTGTAGGTGTAGGCAAGATACCAAGTCGAATCGATTTCCGCCGATACGAGGTCAAAAACATCGTAGGTAGCAGCGGTTTGGAACATGCCATTGGCCGACCCATAGGCCCCGGTATATCCGGCAACGCGATTGTAATAAAAATCACCGCCAGATGTGTAGGCGTCATATCCGCTCGTATCTACACCCAGGGTGAAGTTGTCTGCATCAACGCGGGTGATCGTAAACTCTGTATTATTTACCGATGTCATTCCGACGACGTTAGCGATATATACCTTGTCCCCATTTTGGAGATTGTGGGTAGCACATGTTACCTGGCCAGGATTGGCTTTGGAGATAGCGGTGATAACCTTGCGAGTCGTCAAGTCGGCTAGGGTGATCCGTCCGATATCCCCATCATCATCCCCATCGTGATCGCCAAAGCCGACGTAAAGATAAGTCCCGTCCCGTGCGATGGCTGTGACGTTGGCTTGCGTCAACCAACCAGCCCGGACGGATACCCCTGTCGCTATCGTTCGCATGATGCAACACACACCCGATCCGGTGATATGGAACATGTAATCGACGCCGGTATCCAGGTAAGAAATGGGCTTTGCGGTGATCGTGTTGGAATCGGCCAGCATCGCCTCAATTGGATCGGCGGCGGCTATTTGGTATTGGCTGAAATGGATTGCCATTGTCGTGAAACCCCTTATCGCAATTCGTGGTAATCGATTGCCACTACACGCCCCTTAAACCAGCCCCACGAATCGGCTTTGCGCTCAACGGGGATAGCCAACCCCTCGGACCTAACCGCTCCGTAAAATGCTTTTCGACTCGGGAAGGCGTGCCCTAGTTCTTCATACGATAACAGGCGAAGTCTCGGCATGATGACAACGAACCCCAACGGATCGGAAAAAAGTACCGGGCACAGTCTCCCGCGCAATTCCGCAGGCCACTTTCGCCAAATGCGCTGCTCTGACATGTTGGTCAGGAGCCCCGAAAGGAAGTTGCGCCAAGAGTATGTCTGTGGCACCTTTACGGCAAGGCCCCAAAAAAGGAAAACGCGCCGAAAGCAACCGCTCTCAACCTTCACGATGGCCACCCTCTTCCTTTTTCGGCTTTTTGTCATGATGCGATACCCCGGCCCGTTTCATTTCGCGAACCTTGCCGGGCTTGCATTTGAGGTCTTCAACTTTTACGCGGGTGGGGGTCGTTTGGTCTGAGTCCATCCAAAGGTCGATTTCCGGGTTTCCCTCTAACGACTTCCACTCCTTGGGATACTTTTCAAATTCACCCGACAGGATACGCGGGCATCCTCGGAACGTGTCACATTCGACACCCTTGACTTCCATCCGCACCATTTCAAACGGCGAAACACAGTCACATTTACAGCGCCCCGAAAGATGCTCTTTCTTGCTTTTCGGATCGCTAGGGCTTTCACGCATTACCGCGCCGGTAAGATCACACTGCATCGTTGATTTCCTGTCTAAGAGCGTTTCGAAGCGCCTTCATAACGACCTTGTTTCCAGGACATGACTTGTGAGGATCGGGAGCGCCTGCTAGGGCCTTAATCTCCCTATGGCCTATGACGTGATCAACCGGGATGTTAAAGCGCCTACAGAGCTGTTCTAGGAGCGGGAACAGGGCATCATACTGCGCCGGGTTGAAATCCCGCACGTCGCCATGGCCTGTCATGCAAATGCCGATGGATTTATGATTCATCCCGCGTGCATGGGCACCGCGCCTGTCGTAGGATCGACCGGCCCGGATAGCGCCGTCGTCTTCAATGACGACATGATACCCACACCCGGCCCAACCAAGCTGTCGGTGCCAGTAATCAATGTCCTCGATGGTGACGCCAAGACGATCAGCAGCGGCCGTATGAATCACGATCCACTTAGGCCAGTTTGAGCGGATGTGTACCTTGATTACGGCACGGTCAAAAAGGCTCATAGCTTGATAGCCGCAAGGATGATCCCGGTTATCAGGGTGGCCAACATGGAAAGCTGTATCCATAACAACTTATCCCACTTGCTGAACAGCTTTTCCACGTTATGCTCTGTTGATTTGAGCCGACCTTTGATCGAGTCTACTTGCAAAGCACACTCCCTGCGGCGCACATGGCCGTCTCCGTTGGTTTGTTCGGTCATGCAATGGCCTCTTGTGGGTTCCAGGCCCGCCGCCTGCGCTGTTTGTCAAGTGCTGGAATTATCTTATCTGCAACTATTCCATCGAAATCCCTCGCGTCTAAGCTTGGGGCGTTGATGTTGTAGGTATGCGACTCGTAAACCGTGACATTTTGCCCACCACCGCCTGGAATTTGGCCGGTGCGGTTCATTTGATCCATGTTTTTAGCGCCGATAGACCGAGTTGATCTGGCGTTGACGACGTATTCTCCACCATGAGCCATAACCGGGACCGGTTGGGAGTCAGGATATCCGCCAAGGTAGGTGCCGTCCCGAGCATTGACCGGGCCGCCCGTCTTGCGCTCCACCGAGCCGCCCTTCTTTTTGAACAGAAACCCCAACGGACCAAACGCCGCGCCGCCTGGCATTGCGCTGTAAATCCCCTGAATAAGGACAAGCTTCACAGCGATGGAAATCATTTGCTTCACAACGTCTCTGAGCCCCTGCGCCCAATCGTGCGTCCCGTCAACAATCGTGTCGGCTATCCCGGTGCCGATTTCGTTGATTGTACCCATTGCGGCGGCTTGCGTTAGGGCTGTCGCCCTCATGGTCATTCCGGTTAATTCCTGAATATTAGAGATTCGCTGTTGGTGAGTCTGGGCTTCTGTGTCGGCGTCAATTTGGCTTCTTGCCAAAACGGCCATCTCGTGGTTTGCGCTATTTTCACTTTCGAACTGTTTGATTATTTCAAGCTTGTGGGCTTGTTCGGCGGCAAATCTATCACCGTCCGACTGGCCCCACGCGACCACCTGGTCATGGCGGGACTGCATTTCACGCCAAGCGCCCTCATCCCACTCGACGGTAACAACGGGAATGGGCTCTAGCTTCTGCGCAGGCTTTGCGCCAGCCACAGTTTCATCATCGCCACCGCCGCCCCCGCCGCCAAGCGGCCCACCAACAACCTTGGTTCTTTTTCCCCTTAATGCTTCAACTTCCTTAACAGCCGCCGCCGACCGTTCCGCAAAGTCTGTTTGTTGGGATTCGAGCTTGTTAAACTCGAAAGATAAATCCTGCATTTCTCCCTTTAATGCAGAAAACTCTAGCTTCGCATCGGCAAGCCCGGACCCCGCAAGCCGCATCCCAACATCACGTATCCCCAACAATCCGGCATAGGCTGTTTTTGCGGCAACCAGCCCCTTGGCCAACCCATACCCGGCCCCCCCGATAGCCGACAGCGACCTGACCATGCCTATGGCAAAGTCGTCAACTATCCCAACCGAACCATCAAGGCCATCAGTGAAAGACGTAACGCCCGTTGTCATAACACTAAGCGCACCGCGCACGGCATCAGATTGCAAGACTACACTTCCAAGGCCCTCCTTGAAGTCGCCAACGGCGTTGTTTAGCGCGGTCCATTCACCGGCCACAGTATCGCGCATTTTCTCAGCAAGCCCGCCGTACTTCACAGACAAAACATCCGTCAAGGCCGCAACGCGCTCCTCTTCGGTTCCAAACTTGAGAAGTTTTTTCTGTGTTTCATTAAGCACGATTCCGTATCGGCTGAAAAGGCCGATTTCGCCTGTCATCGCCCGGCCCAAAAGCATGCCAGACGTTTTCATATCAATCTTGGCCTCGCTCATGTCGTGCATAAGCGGGATAAGGCCCCTGACTGCTTTCGCTGAAAGGTTGAAATAGGAAAGCTCGTTCATCCCGGCAATGGTAGCCTCATCTCCTATCCGCGTAACCTCTTGGCGCTCGGCTGCGTAGGCTATGAGGGCGTCGGCTGATTCGCCATACTTGACCCGAAGCTTGTCCTCAACGTCAATTTGAACGGCGGCGAGGGATAAGCTTTCTTTGATAACGTTGTTTATCGACCTGTAGATAACTCGGAAGCCCATGTATGCAAGGCCAGCAGCGAGGACGCGCTTTGCCATTGTAGCCATGGCGGCAGATGTGGCGTTCGCAACCTTTGTGCTTTGCTTCATCGCCGCATTCGGGGCCTTCATTTTGGCCGTCATCTGGTCGCGCATTCTTAGAATAACGTCAACGTTTTCTTTGCTCGCCATCAGTCTTTCCTGTCAGCTAAAATCTTAGCAACTTTTGATGAAATAACCCGAAACGCTGCCATGATCGGTGCGGGTTGATCTGCAATACTACCTGGAAATGGCAGGTGGATCACCGGATTAATCGCTCCCATGCCGTCACCGATTACACCACCCACACAGTCGATCCACGTTTCGACGATTGAAGCTAGGCCGGGGTGTTTGCTTTGGAACTTACGGGGGCATTCGTCAAAGCGTTCGCCACCGCATGGGTATGGGTCAAAACCTTCGCACCCACGCGCCTCCATCATTTCTTGATTCTGGTAACAGGGTGGGGTGTTTGGCTCTTCAACGTCGCCACATCCCCACCCACAATCGAAGATGGATGCGACGACGCGCCTCAGTTTTTTACGTCGTCATCCGAAGATTGGGAGACTTTCAAGGGGGCCTGTTCAAGTTCCATCATCAGATCGTGGGGGACTTCGGTACAGGCGCAAAGCTCTTTCCCGTTCGTGATCGCTTGGCCTTCGATATCCAGGTTGTCGATTTTGATGACGTTCTTTTCTACCATTTGCGCGTAAATCGCAGTCACCTTTTCCATGTCGTCTTTTGATTCGTTGATCATGGAAACGAATTTGCGAAATTCCAGACATCCCAAAATCTTGATGGTCAACGTCATGGGGTTCTCAGCATCCTCCTTGCGCTGGCCACCGAATTCAGGAATGTACACCGCCGTTCTTGACAAACTAAGAGCCATGATTACCCCTCCTTTTCCAGGCTACTTTTCAACGCCCGGAGTTCGTTTTCGATCTTTTCGATATCCGCTTTTGCAAGGTTAAAGTTGCGGCGGACCTGCGCGAGGCGTTGATCAAGTTCGTTGGCCACTCGCCACGCACCGGCCCGCCGTTTGGTTACCAATTCGCCCACGTTTTAGACCCCGAACTTGAAAGAGTCGCCATCGGTAGAGCTACCCAGGGCCGGGCGGCTTTCCATGGTAATGGTCATCATCTCGCCGGACATGTTCGGAATCGAAGCCGGGTTAAACGGGACTTTCGGCGCATAAAAGAAGATGCACCGGCCCGCAACGCTCCCGCACTGGAAAGCCATCTTGAGCGTGGTACGCGCCTGGGCCTTCTGGAATAAATGCAGGTTGGTTTCGTCAACATAGATATCGGCACTAATCGTGGTGGACCGGTCCGCAGCCGCGTTGGTTGCGGTCGTCTTTCCATCATCGCCACAGTATGGCAGGATAGCCCGGCCGGTGTTGTGGGTGATCGTCACGTTGGTCGCCTTGATCGAATCGCCCGACGTGGTGTCGATGTCGAGATATAGACGGCCAGCAGTCATCAAGATAGGATCGCCAGCCGTGGTCTCGGTTGACACGCCGCCGCCGGGGGACAAAACGATTTCATCAAGGTGGGCGGCGGCGGACGTGCCGCCATAGCCGCGCACAATGCCCAAAGTCTTGCCGGTCGAATCAACTGAGGAAACCTGGATTTGTTCGGTGCCGCCAAACAGAATAGCGCCCACCGTGTTACCCACGTCATCAACCGCCATCTCGACAACGGCATCATCAATGCCTGTGTCAAGCGTGGTATCGTTCATCCGGGCGTAATCCCGCGCCATTCCAGCCATGGCCAAGTTGGCCCGTTCGCCCCTGGCAAACGTCCACACGAATTCATTCATCCAAGCGGCTTCGGCATATTCGGCCCACTGCGCGGTACCACAGTTGGACCACAGGCGCCACAGCGTGGTGATATCGCTTGGCTGACAAGGGCAGGTGTAGTTGATGACGGATTCGATCACGTCAAGGGCAACAGGGGCCTTTGGAAGGGCCGGATAAACGGTCAGGGCAACACCGTCTTTGGATTCGACGTGGAAAAAGTAGGTCTTCCCAACGCCAACCCCGGACGCGAACGTAACCGCGCCGATCTCGCCAGCGTCAAGCTCATCCGCTGTCAGGGTGAATACCGTTGTGGACGGGGCGGGTGTCCCGGCAACAGACGTCGCAGACAGGGTTTCCGCCGTGAAGCCCGTTTCGAGCAATGGTGCAATGTCAACCGCCGTCCCCTGAGTACCCGAGCCGTTGAGGTCTGTATTGACCGTGATTGGAACCTCAAGGGTGGTTTGAACCTCTTCCCTTGGATCACGGGTTGCGCGAAAGGCGTCAAGCGCTTCAACGGTGGGGGTGGGGGTGATTTCAACACCCGAACCTTTCCCAACTTTGAAAGCGTCCGTTGCGGCAAACACAACGGGAGTTCCCGCCGTGGTCTGGTCCACAACGTAGTGCTTGACTTGAGTTCCTGACTGATCAGACATCGCTGGCCCCCTTCTTGGTTATTTTCCGGGGCGCTTTTATTTCGACGTCCACCGGGTATGTTTTCCAGCCTTCCTTGATCATCGCTGGCATGTCGCGTGGGTCCACGTCGGCATACCCTTTAGGATCAATTCTAACGCCATTGTATTTGCAACCGTCACAGGGCGGTTGCAGCTTGGATAGAGCCATGATTACCTCACTAGAGTTGGGTCTGAGCCGTCGTGGTCAAAGGTCACTTCGTATTCGCGTGCGACGATGATGTGGTCGCCGTAAATCTGATCTGAGTCGAGTTGCGCGCCGGAGCGAAAGGTTACCATTTGGGCCAACCGGCAAAAGGTTTCATCACCACCGTATACCCGCGCCGCCCTGTCTAGAAACTGCTTTGCAATGTCGGCATCTTGGCGAACCGTTGCGGGCGCTATCAGGTCGATATCCACCGAATAACGCTTTCGAGCATCTGCAAGCACTAGAATTGTGTTTGTGTAAATACCAAGGCCCGCCTGGATAGCGGTTTCGGTCATACACAAAACGACATTCCACGTATCATCCTCCATCGCTCCAAGGTCGATAGCCGCGCCACGGACTGAAACGGATAGGGATGCAATGGTTTCATCCGTTACGAGGGCTTGAAACGACGCCTCTACAGCGTCCTTTAATCTCTTTTCGACGGTGTAGGTCGTCATTTAAAAACCTTTTTAGTGGCTACCAAAACGCCACGGCCAACGCGGTCAACGGTTGCCTTGCGGCGCTTTTGTTCATCCTTGAAGAGAAAGGGGCGGTCCGCTTCAACGTATGCGGCGTAGTCTTTTTGAGCGATGACTTGAACAATCCCAGGGGCCAACTTGATGACCCGAATCGCGCCCCGAAGCCCGCCAGCGAAATGGCGTGCGGTTGGGATGTTTAAAATCGGGGGATGCTTCAAGCTTGTGCGCCCGATGGTCCCCCGTGCCGTGATATAGAATTTGTAATGACGTGCGCCCCATTCACCGCGTCGCTTTGAACCGCGCCCCCGTTGTGCTGCGCCGTGTACGATCCGAAACGCTTCTTTCGAGGGCTCAAACCAATCCTTGCTTGCGCTTTCCAGAATCGCATCATTCGCGTGCTTGACGACTAGCCGGGGCATGGCTTTCAGTTCGCGTTGAACCTTGTCAAAGCTACGACTGGCTAGGATCGTCATCGTCATAACCGCCGATCTTAATGACAGCCGGGGCAGTCAGGGCCGCTATCATTCTCCTGGCCTCTAAAAGCTGCATTGCCAGAACGGCTTGCCTTTGCTCGCCATCCGACCTGATAGCACCGCTCCCGGACGTACCGGGGGCTTTCGTCAACCGGCCCATCTCGGTTAGGATCGAATCGCGCCATGTTTGCGCTTCGGCAAGGGTCATCGATAGCTCCAAAGAAACGGGGGCCGGCAAGGGCCCCCC